TGATTTAGCTCTTGTTCTTTTTTCAGAGCTAATGCTTCTATCTCATCTTCTTTACCAATGATGTTACGGAATGTAAGTACATCCTCGTAATCAGTTACCTTGCCATCAATAAAGTCTAGTAACTGATCTTTCTGTGCAATCTTAGATGCAATCCATTCAATAATGATGCCATCTTCTTTATCTTTTAATTCTTGTGGTTTTAGTACACCATCAGTTAGCATACCGTAAGTAGCTACTACATCATTACGTAAGTCTTGAACTAAAACTAAAGCACTAATTGCATCATCTTGTACATCTAATTGATGTTTTAAGTTGTTTAAGTAATTGTCTTCAAACTGTTGAATCTGTGCTTTTTTAATGTCTGTTTCTAATTTGGCAGCAATTTTATTAGCCGTTGAATAAACATCGTATCCAATCTTATTTGCTTGTGCATTAAACTTAACCCCAGAATCAGGATCAACAGTACTTAATATATTGTATGTACCATTAATCTCTGCTTGTAATGTATTAACTAATTCATCAACTTGCTCTAAATTGATTGTATTTTCATTTAAACCAATCTTAATTGTTTCTGCTTTATCTAATAAATCAGCAATAGCATCTTGTCTAAATAATTCTGCTTGTACTTTTCTAGCTGCAGATCCTTCAACTGTCCCAGGATTTGCAAACAATGCATTTACATCTTGATCATTAGCAATAGCATCTATGACTTGTTCTCGAGTAGGAGCATTACGAACACCATAAGCTTGTCCTTTTGCCATTGCTCCTGATTCTAACTCACCATAGAATTGTTGTGATATAACATCTAATCTTCTTTCTAAAGATTGCGCACTAGATAATGCTACACGTGATGGTGCATCTGTAATTTGACCAATGTTTGCGTACTGAGCTGATCTTTCGTATCTATCTACCATTATGTTACACCATATAGTTTGTCATATTTGTATGCTGCTTCACCTGTCTTAATAGCTGCTTCAAATAATCCACTTTGGAAAGAGGTTTGAGCTGCAGTCTTATAAGCTTCTTTATTTACAATACCTGTAGTCATAATATTATTGAGATTAAATAGATCGACCTTATAGTCACGACCATATTCTTGATCACTAATAATTTGATTCAATAATGCTGATCCGTCTAAACCATCAACACCACGAGCATATGCATTAGCAACAAATGATGAATTAATTCTGTTTAATGCTCTTAATCTTTTTACTGCTTCAACTTCTGCATTTGCTTCTTTGACTGCCATATCTGTTAAAGATTTTTCAGCCTCTAATTCGTATTGAGCTTTTAAAATATTACCTTGACGAATACTATTGTATATACTTCCAGCTGTGGATATGCCATATCCTAATGTTTTTAAGCTAATATCGCCAAATAAATTAGAACTAAATAACGGTCTACTAAAGGCAGTACCAAGGCTACTAAATAAACCAGCTCCACCCGGACTTATAATTGCTGGATTCATCATCATTGATGAAGTCACTGCTGCCATAGGCGCAGATGCAGCAAACATGGCAGCACCTGAAGTTGCTGCTGCTCCTCCCATTCCTGTCATTGTTGCCCCGGCAAAGGGTACTGCTGCTCCCATAATTAAGTTCCTTGATGTGTTGCTACTTTATATTCTAAACCAAGTAATGTGAACTTTAACGGTGCATTTTGTGTCACAGTTATTTGTCCATCATTACTATACCCAAGTATACCATGAAGTACCTTTGTTCCTGTAAATTCAGGCACAGCAGAATCTAATGCTCCAGCTCCTAATCTTCTAATTGGAACTAGATTGTCATTAATAACTAAATTTTGTGTTTCATATAATAAAGCATTAACTTCAACAATACGTTTCTTAAAGCCAATACGACTTCCTGATTGAACTTTTAATTCAACAGGCATAGTTTTTACTTCAACATCAAAATGCATACCCACTTCGCATGATGTTGTTGGTGTATTAGTAAATGTAACTGCACTATCTGCTGTTTGATCTAACTCTACCAATCCATCAGAAATAACATGAACTGTTTGACCATCAATATGTGATGCATCTAAACTAGCAACTGCACCTCCTGTAACTGCTGAATCTGTTCTGACATCATCATCAAATACTTCAATATAATATTTGTCTGTACCATTATCATCACGCTTAACTACTACATAAATATCTGTAATATCTACACCTACATCAATGTATGATCCATTCGTAACAAATTCACTTGGTGCAATAACATTTTGCGCACGTAACAAAGAAAACGCTGCCATTGTTCCATCATCTTGATTAACTATTAATAATAGATCATTTTCATCTGTTGCGACTGCACGTCTAATATCCATTGATTTTGGATTCTTTAATAAATGACCAGCTAATAATGAAATCTTGGATGTAATATAAGTTAACTGTGTATCAGAATATGCAATTTCCGATAAAGCTTTACCTTGTCTTTGAATAAATAATATGCCTGACTCTAACTGTTTTACACGCACACCTTCTTTACATCCATTACGTGATGTAGATGATAAGAAAAAGTCTGTTGGTGTAATTGGTGTTAATCCCTCTTGTGGCACATAGAACTCACCACCTGTTGTAAATACTTGCAAATCACGACCACTAATAATATCAACGATAGCATTAAAAGTATTAGTATCAAGGGTAGCTTCCACAGCATCATCATCTAATCCTTCCACAGGTTCAAAGTCAAAAAATAATGCTACTTTAGATCCCCATATAGTTGACGGTCTAGACTTAGATCCACCAAAAAATAATCGACCTTGATGAAATGTAACTGATCTGGGCCAACCTCTTGAGCCTGACCATACATCTTCATATCCTGTTTCTAGCTCCCAGTCACCTGATGAAATTGCTGTTGTTCCAAAAAATGGAAACTCAGTAACTACGTTGACCTTTGTTGTACTTACAAATTCTACAATTTTTGCTCTACCTTGCGGGTTTGCGTTGATGTATTGTCCAACATGTCCTGAGTTGAAGACTGCAACTGATGCTTCAATTGTGACCTTTCCTGAAACATCATTTGGAGTAATGTTTGCTGCTGGATTAGTTGTTGATAATATAAACGCATGTTGAGGGACTGAGTCAAATGTAATATTGGAAATTGTCCAAGATGAATCACTAGCACCACGAACAATTTTTTTAGGCACAATATCTTCATGAACTACAATTAAGGTATCAGCAGACTGTGTATAGCACATTGTGCCTAGCTGTGCGCTTGCAATAGTTGTTGTTAAATAATCATTGCCTGATCCATTAATATTAGTAATTAATGATTTATCTTTAAATACATACATGCGATTGTTTGTAAACGCAAGCATGTAACTATCATCAACTGAGAATTCAAAGTGTACAAGACGTACACCATTTTCAGGACTGCCACCTAACTCTGAAATAAATTTAGTGCCGGGTCTGCGTGTTACTCCACCTTGTGGTTGACATATAACATTTTTAGCACGCTCTAAACCATTAGCGTACGATTGAATATCAATTCGAGATCTAACTAATGGATCTAATTCACCTGACGTAAAATTAGTTTGTACGTTTACAAAACGTGTCATTAGTACCTCACATCAATTAATGAAAAATCTTGTAATGCGTTTGTTGGTTGTCCTTGTCCATCAATATTCATTGCTTGTCTCATATAACCACCACGACCATTTTCTCCGGGTGTGCCTTCTGCAATCGTTCTCCAATATTCTGTTTTATCAGTTTGATCAGTAATTGGCATAGATAAATGCCATGCCATTTCATATTTTAGTAGTTGTACAAAAAAATGAGGTAATGCATATTCGGGAACATTATATTGATAATCTATATATACTTGTTTGTAATCTGTTAATACTTTATCGCCTTGAATACGATATTCACGTCTTGGCGCAATGCTTGTGCTATTACTATCATATAATGCACGAGGTCTACCAATCATGTCAGATGGTAGTTGATATTCATATTTATATTCATTAGTTGGAGTTGTAATCAATTGTGCTAATTGCACTTTTTTAAATGAAAATGTCCATGGATAACTAGCTAGTGTTTTGATTTTGACATCAGGGTAAATACGATCACAAATATTAGATTCATCAGTGCCTTCTGTAAATGAAGATATAGGATTAGCTCCAAGCATTAATAATGCATCAGAACATATTTTAATATCGGTATCACCTGTAGCCATTTTCTTTTCCTTAAATGTGCAAATAGGCAGACACCGAAGTGCCTACCTGTCTGCAATATATTACAACTTAGTCAGCATCTGCGACTGATAATGCTGTACCGTCAGATACGTCAACAACACCAGAAGCATTAGAAAGTACAGTAACTAAAGTCGATGTAGGAACAGAAGCATCCCATACATGAATTAAGTCACCAACTTTTAATACTGTTGATGCATCGTTGAAGTAACCAGCAGTGTTGATAATAGCAATAGTATCAGTTCCAGGAGCGGTATATGACCACATCTGTGGAGCATTACCAGCTTTAGACTGACCGCCAATAGGCTGTAGGTTGTCTTTTGAGTAAGCCATTATAATTCTCCTTATTAAGCTTCACGACATGTGAGTTGAACAATACCCTCTGCATCAATCGCTACAGAAGTAGCAGAAAGAATAGTATTAACTAAGTATGAAGTTTTTTCAGGAACATAGTTAATTTCTGTGCGAGGAGCGATACCTTCAGCATAACCAACTGCATCTTTGTGGAATGCCCAGATAGTTCTGTCGTTAGAACCATCAATAGCTAAACCACCTTCAGTTCTGTCACCAAGTACATGGAACTTGAAACCAAGGTATGTATTGATTTCACCAGAAACTAAAGCTTTAATTGAGTTGTAGTCAACTGAAATTGCTTCGTTGTCACCTAATAACCCAGCTAACGAATTAGCATGAATTACCATATGACGATCTGTTGGAGGAACATTGTTCTTATCCATCAGTTTTTTAGCTTCACGTAGTTTGTCTACGTTTAGGTTACTAGCAGCACCACCAATTGAGTTAGCAACTGTTAGTGATGTACCTGAAGCTGTTAAAGCATCAATGATTAATTGATCTTGTCTTCGACCGATAGCGTTAGATAAAACTTGTACTAACTCTTGTCTTTCGTCAAAGTTTACTTTTTGTTGCATGAAGATGTCAGAATATTCTGCTGCATTCCAATCTTCTAGTGTTGCTGTAACTTGTGAAAAGTCCACATTTAAAGGGGTAACGTCAGTTTGTGGTACACGTAGTGTAGCTGCGCCTTTACCTACTTTAGGGAACTTAACAACTTCGCCCTCAACGCCTTTACGTTGTCTAGTAGCACCAACTAATTGAGCTTTAGCTTGGTACGCCTGTTTAACTTCGGCATCAAAGAGCTGAATAAAAGCATTAGATAATCCAATAGCCATTATTGTCTCCTTATAGTAATTAATAAAAATAAATTAATCGCTGTGGTATGCCAGGAAATCTGGGCCGGTGCTTGCTATTTACGATAGCCATACGACAAGGTTACTTGCGTTAAGGGTTGCATACAGAATAGATGCAATAAGCCTTATCTCAGATTTTATACCAAGACAAGGCAAATTGCAATAAAGACTACGAATAGTTTTGAGCGAATGCTCTTTCTACTTTTTGACGATAAGAAGCATCAGTTTGATATCTCGGATCAGCTACCATCTCATATAATTCTTCTTTAGATGGTGCGCCCTCAACAGGAGTTGTTTCAACAGGCAATCTACCTTCATAAGAAGATCTAAGTTTTTCTAATGCAGCAATACCTTTTGCAGTACCACCCATTATTTTAAACTCTTCAAAATCATCTTTAGACCATACGCCTTTGTTAACCAAGCTACTTGCCCATTTTACCATGCCATTAATACGTGCTTCTGCATTTGGACCAAGTGCTTTTCTTTCTTCATCTAAGTTTTGCTGAAATGCTTCCATATTATTATTTTGCATTTCAACCACATTACCAACTAATGCATCAAAAGCAGACTGACTAATGCCATACTCTTTTGCCCAATTAGTTACATGCTGTCTTACAGGATCATCTTCAGGTATGTTACCAAATGAAGATGTATCGTATTTGCCATCTTCAGGTACTTTGTGTTTCCCTTGTGAGATTTGTTTGCGTAGATCCATCCACGATTTTGCAATGCCTTCTAGATCAGGTGCAGATTCTTCACCCTTCCAAAAGTTTTCGGGCCACCAATCAGGTCGCTCTAATGGTTCATCATCTTTACCTTCAGGTTGGTAATCAGCTTGTGCTTCTACCTCTTTTGGATCACGATGATCTATTTCTACTTTTTGTGGATCTGCTTCACTAGCTTCTTCGATTTCTGGAGTTGCTCCATCGAGTAAGCCAGTGGACTCTTGAGTTTCCTCTTGAACACTAGGCTCGATTGCTTCTTCCATTATAATTTCCTTGCTCTAATTAACCTTGCTTCTAAGTCTCTAATTATACTATTCTGCCCTTCACGGTAGTAAGCATAGCTTGAGTCGCTTCCCGGCAAGGCAACAGGTTGCTCTAATACAGCTTGTCTTAACCACTGCATTAGTTTTTGTCCATCTTCAGTACCTAATACTCTAAGCACTAGTCTATCGGTATCATCACGTTGTTGTTTTACATCTCTGATATCAAGCGGTAATGCTTGTTCTAAATCGTCCCATCCAGCCATAATTATCCTTGTTGTGCAGCTTGTTGTGCAACTTCAGCAACGCCTTCAGGATTTTCTGCAGCCATCTGCATCATTGCTTGTTGTTGCATAGCTTGTTGTTGTTGTTGTTGTAACATTGCTCGTTCTCTTGGAGTAGGTCTGAGTCTTTGAGGAACACCTAACTTCTCTGCAATATAATCCATCATCTCTTCTGTTTTAAGAGACATTGCTGGGTTAGGCATTTGTTGTGCAATGGTTGCATATTGCAATAAGTTTTGTACATCTTCCATGTTTTGTGCCATTGCTAATGGAGCAACAGGTGCGATCTTAATTTCAAGACCATTGACTTTTAATGGTAAAGTAATAATCCCTCTATCGTCCATCACTTCTAGTATCTTAGATACTAATGGAATCATTGTTTCATTAATGAGTCGACCAAATGCAGAGCCTAAGTTTTGTGATAATTCTTTCATACGCTCTACAACTTCGGTAGCAGATCGAGCAGACATGTTGTCAGGTGGTAATGATTCATCAAGTAGAATACGTTTAATATTTGTACGCAAATCATTCATAACAATTTGTGACACATTAAAGTCACCTGATCTTGGTAGTGGTCTGAGTGATTCACCTTGTGGACCACCATTACGTGCCACAGGAATAATAGCACCTGGCATAATCTTGACTGTATTAGGATTCAACACACCATCATCCGCAGCTGTATACACGCCACTAATTGCTAAAGATGCATTCTTTAAAACTAACTCTAATGTTTTATTCAATGTCTTAACATCAGGTAATGCAGTAATCAATGGACCACGACCGTATACTTCACCAGCAACTTTTGCATAGCGAGATACAATCCATGGGCTACGATCCATTCGAGTGTATAGTATTTCTTTCTTAGTATTCTTTTCAATCACATGATAACAATAGTCACCACGTTTCTGATCAAAGATAGTTGCTTCAATTAATTCATAATCTTCTGTTGGTTTTTGTTCTATTTTGTCTGCTAATTCTTTTGGTATTTTTGCATTGGGCCATTGTCTTTGTATTGCCTCACCCTTCATGCGAATACGTCTATAGACATTATCTACATGACCATTAGCACCTTCTTCAATAGATACTAAGTATTGTGGTACAGGAATAAAGTTAATAGGACTGAGGTCATCGCCCGGTTGAACCATCATAACTGCTGTACCTACACACAGGTCTAGTAAAAACTCACCGATAGCAATATCAAAATTAGATTGCTTTAGTGTATCAAACATTTTTTCTGAGTATTGATCTAATGCAGCTTGTGCTTCTGCTTTTCTTTCTTGAGGAATTTCAGAACCAGGTTCTAATCGACACCACTTACGTTGTGGAGGAAAGATGCCTGATTGCATTCTGTTTGCAAATCGTTGTGTAGAGTTAATCGCAGTAGAATCAAAAACACGATTCATCTTCTTCGTGCCACCGACTTTACCTTCATAATGACCATCGTATAAATTACGTTGTGGCAAAGCAAACTCATAGCATTCTTCGTATAAGTTTCTAAAGTCTTCTTTTTTTACAAGTGCTTTTTCATGTCTCTTTAATACATCTTCTGCACTTAATCTCATCATCTCTGCCATAATTATGCCTTTTTATTTTTGTTAGCAAATGCTCTTGCTTCTGATTTATCTTTGAATCCCCACTTCTGTAACGCAAGTTTTAATCGAGTTGGTCTGCCTTTATCGTCTTTTAAAGGACCATCCATCCCACTAAACCGTGC